TGCAATGAAACGAATTGAAGACCATAAAAAACAATTAAGAATGTTTTAATATTTAAAATAAATTTTTAATTTAGCCAATAGAAAACAAAAACATAATGAAAACATTTCACGATTTCGGAATTGACGTCGGCAATAAGTCAACCGGAAAAATCAAAACACAATGTCCACAATGCAGCACAACGCGAAAAAACAAACGTGACAAATGTTTGTCCGTTGATATTGACAAAGGTTTATTTAATTGTCACAATTGCGGTTGGGCGGGGACAACAAAATTTGAAAAGAAAAAAGAATATATTCGTCCGCAAAAAATAAAAGTTAATTTAACCGACCGCGTTATTAAATGGTTTGCAAATAGAGGCATAACAGAACCAACACTTCAACATTGGAAAATCGGCGAATCATTAGAATTTTTTCCACAAGTAAACGCCAAACGCCGCGCAATTAATTTTAATTATTACCGCGAAAACAATTTGGTGAATGTCAAATATCGTGACGGCCAAAAGAATTTTAAAATGGTTTCCGGCGCTGAATTAATATTTTACGGTTTGGACAATATTAAAACAATGGAAAAAATATACATTGTTGAAGGTGAAATTGACGCGTTGTCACTTCATGAAGCGGGCATCTATTCAGTTTGCAGCGTTCCAAATGGCGCATCAAAAGGAAATCAACGTTTGGAATATTTAGACAATTGTTTTCAATACTTCAAAGATAAAACAGAAATAATACTTTGCACCGACAATGACAATCCGGGAATCGAACTTCGCAATGAATTGTCACGACGGTTTGGTGCATACCGTTGTAAATACGTTGATTTTGGCGACTTTAAGGACGCAAACGAGATATTGACAACAAAAGGTGCTGAAGCGCTGCGAAACGTCATAAAAACGGCTAAAAACTTTCCGTTGGAAGGTGTGTTGAATATTGAAAACATTTGGGATAATGTTTTAAACTATAACGAAAACGGTGTCAAAAACTATTCAATAGGTTTGCCAAACGCCGATACATATTTTAAAATGGAGTTAGGCCAATGGTCAGTTGTGACAGGAATACCTAATTCGGGTAAATCCGACGTAATGGACCAAATTTGCTGCAATTTAGCGACGCGTTACGATATGCGTTGCGCTATGTTTGCGCCGGAATCATTTCCATACGAAGGCCATATCAAACGCATTGCAAATAAATTAAACGAGGTTAATTGTAACAACGAACAACTAAACCAAACAAAAGATTTTATTCAAGACCATTTCTTTTGGGTTAAAATAGATTTAGAAAACTTAACGTTAAAAGGCATTTTAAACGCATTTAAAGAATTAGTATTTCAAAAGGGAATAAACGTTTGCGTGATTGATCCATGGAATATGCTCGACCATTCAGCGCAAAAAGACCATTCATATATTGGGCGCGCATTGTCTGAAATAACGCAATTTTGCCAACAAACAAACACACATTTGTTTTTAGTAGCACACCCGCGCAAAATAGAATCTGAAAACGGTAAATATAAAAAACCGACATTGTATGACATTAGCGGTTCAGCAGATTTTTTCAATAAAGCATATAACGGTTTGATTGTATATCGTTGTATTGGTGAACGCACAAAGTTTAAATCCGATGTTGTAAAAATATATGTTGAAAAGGTTAAGCGAAAAGAAAACGGACAATTAGGCGAATTCGATATCGCGCCGGATTTTAAAAACGGCGGAATTTATAAAGACATTGACCTGGAATCTAAAAAATTTGAAGTAATAACAGACGATTTACCTTTTTAACTATGGCGAAAATATTAAATCCAAAAGACGAACACCGCACCGCTTTACAATGGTGTTTAAAAAACGATATAAAGGTTGCAGTTCACCCAACAATAAAAGGTTTGCGTGTGCAAATTGACGAACGCGGCAAAAAAACATTGTCACCGCAAACGTACAATAAGGTTGAGGCCAACAATAAGTGTTGGGAAATATATTTGTATATTTACAAAAAATATTTCAAGAAATGCGAATAAATTTTAATACTATCATTTACCCAATTTATGGTTGTTTAATCGGCATTAATTATTGGGATTCTAAAATGGATCACGTTGTTATTGAATCACCTGTTGAGGACCAAAACGAACATTGTTTGGAATTACATTTGTTCATTGTTGGTATATCTTTTATTTGGTATTCTGAAAAGTAAATGCGTAAAATTGTCAGCGTTAAGGAAATTAAACAAACGCCGAACAATCCGCGTTTAATCAAAGACGCAAAATTCAAAAAACTTATTAAGTCAATAAAAGAGTTTCCGCAAATGTTGGAAATTCGACCTATTGTTGTTGACGAAACAATGACCATATTAGGCGGCAATATGCGTTTGCGTGCGTGTATGGCTGCGGGTTTGTTTGAAGTTCCAATATATATTCAAAAAGGTTTAACAGAGGCGCAAAAGCGCGAATTCATAATCAAAGACAATTCAGGGTTCGGTGAATGGGATTGGGATATATTAGCTAATGAATGGGACGCAAAACAATTAATTGAATGGGGGGTTGATTTACCTGTTTTTGATTTACCTATTGACGATGAACAACCCAAAGAAACCGACGACGACAAAGACGTTTGCGAGTTATGCGGGAAATAATTTTCGTAAAGTTTTCGTAAAAAATTAAAAAAAACTTTCATTTTTGTATTGTAATTGAAAAAAAACTTTTATATTTGGGGTATAGAAATCAATAAACCATTAAAATTTAAAATTATGTACAAAGTTATTAGAACAACAACGTGGAACAAAAAAGGAGTAGAAACAAACTTTTTTAGCTATTTATCAGCAAACAATATTAACGAAGCCACAAAATTAGCAGCAAAACGTTGGGGTTTAGACAACATTAAAGAAATAATCGAAGAATAAAAAAAACAATTATGAAATATTTACACATCGTATCGAACAGCAAAGGTGAGCAATGGCAAGAAAGAATTCTTAATTCAGAAACCCCTGTAGGAACGTTTAAATCTCAAGCTAATAGATTAAACGCTAGTTATAAAATATATCAATTAGATAATAGCTTAAACTATAACAAAAAGATTAACCTAGAAGCAGCCACTATAGTAGTGGTAAAAGAAAACAACTAAAATGAAACTTAAAACAATAATAAGCTATTTAATTAAAACCTTTCAGAAATGAAGGGTTTTTTTTATGTCTTTTAATTTATTTAACTTTGCGTTATGCAAACAAAATCAGACATACTTAAAAACAATTTATTAGAAGCGTTGGAACAATCATTGGGAATTGTCACAACGGCGTGTAAAAAAGTAGGTTGCGCGCGTTCAACGTTTTATGAATATTACAATAAAGATGAGGCGTTTAAATCAAAGGTTGATGAATTGCAAAACTTCACTTTGGATTTTGTCGAATCACAATTGCACAAACAAATCAAAGACGGCAATACAACTGCAACAATATTTTATTTGAAAACAAAAGGAAAAAAACGTGGATTCGTTGAACGCCAAGAAATACAAATGGACGGAAGCATCGAATCTAAAATCATTGAATGGACACCGGCAAAGGACAAATAAAAGAATTTTGCAACGTTCAATTTTACCAAACATTAAATTCAACGGCGCGAATTAAAGTACATCAAGGCGGAACACGTTCGGGGAAAACGTACGCCATTTGTCAGTATCTTATATATAAGCTAACAACCACAAAAAAGCCTTTGACAATCTCAATAGTGCGGAAAACATTACCCGCGTTAAAACGTTCTGTATTGCGTGATTTTGTTTCTATTGCCACAAAGTTAGGCATATATTATAAAGGCGTCCATAACAAAGCCGAAAACGTATTTAGATACAATGGTTCAATGGTTCAATTCATTTCAACAGACGATCCTCAAAAGATTAGGGGTGCAAAACATAATATTTGTTTTTTGAATGAAAGCAATGAATTAATGTTTGAAGACTTTCGCCAACTATCAATGAGAACAATTGATGAAATGATTATTGACTTCAACCCATCGGACCCGATACATTGGCTTTACAATGAAGTAATTGAACGCGATGATTGCGATTTATTTATTACAACGTACAAAGACAATAAATTCCTACCGTCTGAATTGGTTCAAGAAATCGAACGCATTAAAGAACGTGATCCCGACTATTGGCGCGTCTATGGTGAAGGTCAACGCGCACAATTTTCAAACCGTCAAATCTTTACGAATTGGAAATATATTCCATTAGCTGAATTCCCAGAGTTTGACGAAACGGTGATAGGCATTGACTTTGGATTTACTAATGACGAATTAGCAATTTTAGAAGTCGGAAAAATAAAAGATAAAATATATATCAATGAGTTAATGTATAAAAAAGGAATGACCAACCGCGACATTGCAAACTTCTTGAAAAACATAGGCAAGGCGGACGTGTTGGCCTATTGTGATTCAGCAGAACCAAAATCAATTGTTGAACTTCGACAAATGGGTATATTGGCAAAAGGTGCGGTCAAGGGCGCAGGCTCAATAAACGCAGGGATTAGTTTAATAAAAGAACACGAAGTGTTTGTCAGTAACGAATCAAACAATCTAAAACGCGAACAACATTCGTATTATTGGCAGCAATTAAAAGACGAAACGATTATAAATAAACCTATTGACGCCAACAACCATTTGATGGACGCATTGCGTTACGCCGTTTATTCTAAATACAAAAACCGAACTGAATTTTTTGTCGTCTAAAAAACAATTTTAAATTTTGTATTTTTACGAAAATTTTATACATCAATAAAATATGGCATCATTACTCGACCGCTTTAAGTCTATAATTTCAAAAAACGCACAACAAACCGCACAACAATACAACAACGCAATTTATAATTGGTTGGGCGAATCAATCGTTTGGAATCCGGAAAATGACGATTCCTATATTACAGAGGGTTACAGAAAAAATTCAACGATTTACGCGTTGGTTAATTTAATTACAAAAGCGGCAACAACAATTCCGTTTCAAGTTTACGAAAAGACAAACGAAAACGATTATAAAAGATATAAGGCCATGACGTCCGGAACGTTTGACGCTGCGACAATACACAAGGCGGCAATGTTACAAAAACGTTCTTTGGTTGAGTTACAAGACACCGAATTGCATAAATTATTGGAACGTCCAAACCCGGCGCAATCATACAATAGTTGGATAACTGAATTAATCGCATTCGGTAAATTAACAGGAAACCGTTATATCTACGGAATAGGACCGGACACCGGCGCTAATGTTGGAAAATATACTGAATTATATGTAATGCCGTCGCAGATTATGGAAATCGTTTCCGGTGGCATAATGAAACCCGTATCAAAATACAAAATAGAATACAACGGAACGTTTGAAATACCGGCTGAAGAAATTTGCCACATAAAAGATTTTAACCCTTATTATGATGGAACGGGTTCACATTTATACGGACAATCGCCATTGCGTGCGGGGTTACGTTCATTAACAACAAACAATGAAGCGGTTCAAACGGGTGTTAAATATTTACAAAATCAAACGGCGCGTGGTCTGTTAATGAGTGACGAAGGCGACATAAATGAAGTTCAAGCGCAACAATTAAAAGATAAATTCCGTAAACAATTTCAAGGTTCAGACAATGCGGGTGATGTTATTATAACACCGAAAAAATTGTCGTGGGTTAACTTTGGATTGAATGCTGCGGACGTTTCATTGATTGAGCAATACAACGCGAGTATTAAAGATTTATGTAATATCTACAACGTACCGGTTCAACTATTAAACAACACCGAATCGTCGTCATATAACAATATGAAGGAAGCAAAAAAGGCGTTATATCAAAACGCGGTTATTCCCGAACTGTTAAAGATTAAAGACGAATTAAATCGTTGGTTAGCGCCAAAATACGGTGAAAACCTTTGTATTGAATTTGATTTTTCAGTGATTCCAGAGTTACAAGAAGAAACCGACAAAGTTGTTGAACAATTGTCAAAGGCGTGGTGGATCACACCAAACGAAAAGCGTGCGGCTATGAATTACGGAAAAGATGAAGAAACGTCACAATTAGATGATTATTATATCCCCGCGAATCTTATTCCGGTGCAATCTAATGACGTTGAAATCCCTGTTGAAAGTATAGACGTTGACGTCAATAAGTTTTTAAATAAAAACGACGAAAAAAAAAATCCAATAAGTAAGGACGAAACCTTTACAACATACCCGCAGACCGCAACCAACAACGCCAAACGAATGATTGAATGGCGCGAAAAATACGGTGATGAGGTACGCGCAGGAACACCAACAGGGTGGCGTCGTGCATCAATGTTGGCAAACCGCGAACCATTAACAGTTGAAATGCTTAACCGCATTAAATCATTTTTTGCAAGACACGAAGGCAATCAAACAATCGCGGACCGTTATAAAGATACACCATGGCGCGACAATGGTTTTGTTTCGTGGAATCTTTGGGGTGGAACTGCAATGCGTGATTGGGTAAATAAAAAACTGAACCAAATAAACGATTAGTTTGGCAATAGACAAGGACAAATGGCAATCGGCGTTTGAAAAGCAATTAGACATCGCTGAAAAAAAACAAATCGCCATTGTAAAGCGTTTTTATAAACGTGAATACAACAAAGGCATTGAATCGTTTATTGCAGACGGTCAAACCAATTTCCAACTATTATTTAACGACAAAGATTTATTAAAAATTTATCGTGATTTATATACAGATATTGGAATGCGGTTTGCTAAATGGTACGCCAACAATATAAATAGATTTATAAAAAAAGCCGTTGACACTACCGACATTGATGACATTTGGCGAAATGCGTTTGGCGCGTTTGGTTCAGCAATGGGCGCGGAACGTGTCACATTGGTAAGCGGAACGGCTCGCAAAACTTTAATTGAAATAACACAAAGGTTGATGCGCAATCCCGAGTTTATGACATTGGGCGCGGTTGAACGTGGGCGAATATTGCGAAACCAATTTAATAAGTATTCACAATGGCAAGCCGAACGTGTTGTTCGTACTGAAGCGACGGCGGCGGCTAACTTTGCACAAACACAAGCCGCACAAACTATTTTCCCGCCGGAACAAATGCAAAAAGAATGGATTGCAAGTTTTGACGATAGGACGCGCGACACACATTCAGAGGCCGACGGTCAAATTGTAATGGCTAACAATACTTTTTTAGTTGGCGGTCAACCAATGATGTTTCCGGGCGATCCCGCGGGCGGTGCTGCGGAATGTATCAATTGCCGTTGTTCTGTTGCTTATTTTCCAATAGAAGGCGCGCAAACTGTTGGTGATATTACTAATATAAACTTTGGATTAGGCGGCGGCTCAACAACCGGGTTTGGATTAGGTGATTTTGCAAGCGCTATTGGTTCAATAACAACAATAAAACAATTAGAAGAATTTTCTAACAATTATTTTAAACAATTTAATCAAAAAAATAAATTTAAAACAAATCTAAATGGAATTGATTTTGAGGCCGCAAATGAAATAATAAATCATTTAGTAGAATTAACAAAACAATATAAAATAAAAAACTTTTATCAAATTTATGTTGATGATTTAGGTTCTGTTGCAGCTAAAGTTTCCAGAATACCGCCGTCAAATGATACAGTTTTAATTATAAATAAAAATAGTTTTAAAAATCTAAATAGATTAAATTCAAGAACATTGTCAGGACAAGAAAACAGTTATTTTGCAATAGTTGATAAAATTAATTTAAGTAAAGCTACAATAACACACGAATTCGCACATTTATTTGGAGTTAATTCAAGAAAAGTTGTTCAATCAAATCAATGGCGAAGTTTTAATAAAAAATTATTAAAATTATTTAAAGAATATAAAAGTTTAGATATAAGATTATCTACAAATAAAAATTTTATAAGTAAATACGCATTAACAAATGTTGATGAGTTTATGGCGGAATCTTATAGTATGTATATGTTAAATAGTAATCCGTCGCCATATGCAATAAAAGTCGGAAAATTAATTGATGAATATTTTAAATTATGATACCAGAAAATTTAATTTGTTTTAAATGTAAAAATTTTAATACAAATGGTTGTTTAGCATTTGAAAATATACCAGATGAAATAATTTCCGGAAAAAATAAACATACAAAACCATTACCCGGACAAAAAAATAATATTGTGTTTGAACGTGGCGAACCAAATAAAAGCTAAATTCTAAAATTCGTATATTTACAAAAATTTTTCTTATGAATACAATTCTTTACAAAGCGGCGCCGGTTGGCGAATTAATTGATGCGGACGAAAAGGCCGGAATTATAAAAGGTTACGGGAGTTATTTCGGGAATAAAGATTCCGACAATGACGTGATTATGAAAGGCGCGTATAAAAAGACTATTGCCGAAAACGGTGAACGTGTCAAGTATTTATATCAGCACGATATGAACCAACCTATCGGAAAAATGACTGAATTATATGAAGACGAAAAGGGATTAGTATTCGTGGCGGAAATTGCTAAAACACAATTAGGAAAAGACGTTGTCGAGTTAATGAAATCGGGTGTTATTACCGAAAATTCAGTTGGTATTATGCCAATGCAAAAAAACAATAAAGGCGATTACAGAGAAATAACAGAAGTTAAACTGTACGAGATTAGCGCCGTAACATTAGCAGCAAACGACCAAGCTAAAATATTAGACGTAAAGGGTAACGTTGACGTTGAAAAACTTTCAAAGCGTTACGACAACCTAACAAAATTAATTCGCAAAGGCGAAATATCGGACGAAATGGGATTTGCCATTGAAGCCGAAATACAAAAACTTAAATCATTATTTATTGAGTTCACGAAGCCGGTTGATGAAATCACTTCGCCGAATGTTGAGGTAAAAAACAATGATTCTGAAGTGTTCAATTATTTAATAAATTCCTTAAAAAAATAAAAATGGAAGAAAATTTAAAAAACCAATTGGATCAATTCAATAATGCTATTGATTCAAAAATCGAAAAGTCTAACAACGAAGTTGTTGAAAACGTTGTTGTTAAGGCAAACGAAATCGTTAAGTCTGAAGTTTCAGAAATGGCGACAAAATTAAACGAGAGATTAGACGCAATTGAAGTATCTAACAAAAAAATGTTCAGCGCTAAAAAAAGAATGACATTCAAAGGCGCTTTAAACGAAGCATTTGAAGGTGGTGCAATTGAAAGCCTTGCAAAAGGAAATTCAAGAAGCGCATCATTTGAAATCAAAGCCGACATGACTGTTGCTGCTGATTTCACAGGTGAGGTAATTCCTGCGGACAGAGTACCAGGTTACAAGTTTGATCCAACAAGACCGACGCATATTCGTCAGTTATTGGCACAAGGTTCAACACAAAGTGATGTTGTTCGTTTCGTAAAAGAAAGCGGATATTCTAACGGTGCTGCGGCAACTGCTGAAGGTACTACATTGACACAGTCGGATTTCGATATGACTGCGGCAGACGCTAACGTTAGAAAAATCGGAACTTATTTCCGTATTTCTGAAGAAATGTTGGCAGACACACCACAATTGACTTCATACCTTTCAGCGCGTGCGCCGGAAAAACTTCTTGAAGTTGAGGACACACAAATTTTAAGTGGAACGGGTTCTGGTGCGCAATTAAGCGGAATCATTACTGATGCAACTGCATTCGCTGCGGGTGATTTAGCTGATTCTGTTGACAACGCAAATGACTTTGACGTAATTGTTGCGGCACTTAACCAATTGGCCGGTGCTAACTACAACGCTGATTGTATTTTGTTAAACCCTTCAGATTTCCACAAAATCCTTTTATTAAAAGATTCACAAAATAACTACCTTAAAGACCAAGTTTACAACGGTCTTCAGCCGGTATTTATGGGCGTGAAAGTTGTTCTAAATACTGC